ACGCCATGCACTACTCTGTTGGACAGGAAGTGTATGGTGGTCATACTATAGTTAACATTATAGAGGAAGAAAATAAGTACTCTATTTATATACAGAAGGGGACGGACGTTATACCTTGGAAAGATTTTAATAAAAACATGGCAATAGCCATAGAGTATAATATAGATTATTAATGCGTGGTGTTTTTGATTTTGTTATAAAACCAGTTAGCAAAAGATACAACAATTCTAAAACAATTGATAATACAGAGCTAATATTAAATACCGATTTACAGGATCATAATTTTGTTTCAAGGATAGGTGTTGTAATGGGTTTACCTATAAATAACCAAACAGGTATATGCTTGGGTGATGAAGTTATTGTGCATCATAATGTTTTTAGAAGATACAGAGATATTAGAGGTATTGAAAAAAATAGCAGAAGCTATTATAAAGATGATTTATATTTTGTAAATGAAATGCAAATATACGCTTATAAGCATATAATTAAATGGATACCATTAACGGGATATAACTTCGTTGCCCCTATAAAAGAAGACAAAATGTTTTCTATTGATTTTGAAAAACCTTTAAAAGGCATATTGAAATATAAAGACCCAGCTTTAAAAGGTATAGAGCCTGGGGATATAGTCGGTTTCCGGCCTGGTATGGAATATGAGTTTATTATTAATAAACAAAAATTGTATCGCATACCAACCAATCAAATTACAATTAAATATGAATATCAAGGAAACGAAAAAGAATATAATCCAAGCTGGGCATAAAGCGGTTGAAGAATTAATTAAAGTAGCTAAAGAAGCTATTGTTGATTCAGACGACGATATATCTGCTGACAGGCTTAAGAACGCGGCCGCTACAAAAAAGTTAGCTATATTTGACGCTTTTGAAATATTAAATAGAATACAAGAAGAAGAAAACCTTTTGCTGGAAAAACCAAAAGAAGAGTCTTCTAAAAAAACTTTTAGCGGATTTGCTGAAAAAAGATCAAGGTAATGTATAATCAAAACTTATATAGCGTAATAACGCCTGTTAAGAAAAATACAATATCTAGATTAAACAAGTCTAAGAAATGGAAATACGGTTACAATAAAGAACACGATGTTGTTGTAATAAGTAAAACTGGACAAATAGGTGAAATATATAATATACAGAATTTAAAAATAGCTTTACCCAAAGAGCCAACTAAAATAGAAAAGTTGCACGATAAGTGGACAGCCGAAGAATACCCTAAAGAATTAAAACGAATACAAAGCGTTTTTGATTGGCGAGATTATCCTGATGACTTCAAAGAAAAATGGGAACCATATATAGATGAACAATTTAAACGAAGAGACGAAGGCCATTGGTTTAATAATAAGGGCTTGGCTACTTACATTACTGGTACTCATTTTATGTACCTGCAGCACTCCAAAATTGACGTTGGGAAGCCAGACTTTAGGGAAGCAAACAGACTATTCTTTATATTCTGGGAAGCTTGTAAGGCTGACTCACGATCTTACGGAATGTGCTACCTTAAAAACCGTCGTTCCGGATTTTCTTTTATGTCTTCAGCAGAAACCGTTAATTTGGCGACAATTACGTCAGATGCACGGTATGGCATCTTGTCTAAGTCTGGGGCCGATGCTAAGAAAATGTTCACAGATAAAGTCGTACCAATATCGGTCAACTACCCGTTCTTTTTCAAACCCATCCAGGACGGTATGGATCGGCCCAAGACCGAGCTTGCCTATAGAATCCCAGCCAGTAGACTCACTAGAAAATCCATACAGAATAAACAAGACCAGGAGTTACTTGAAGGATTGGACACAACAATCGACTGGAAGAACACAGGTGATAACTCCTATGATGGGGAAAAGCTTAAACTCCTCGTCCACGATGAATCGGGTAAATGGGAAAGGCCAGACAACATCCTTAACAACTGGAGGGTTACAAAAACAACACTAAGACTAGGGGCACGAATTATTGGTAAGTGCATGATGGGGTCAACGTCTAACGCTTTAGATAAAGGAGGCGAAAACTTTAAAAAGCTTTATAATGACTCAGACGTTACAAAAAGAAACCGCAATGGACAAACTAAGTCAGGATTATATTCTTTGTTCATTCCTATGGAATGGAATTACGAAGGATTCATTGACAATTATGGAATGCCTATATTCGAAGACCCACCAGCAGATTGCGTTGGCCCACACGGGGACGCTATCGAAGTCGGTGTTGTCGAGCATTGGAACAATGAGGTAGAAGGATTAAGAGGCGACCAGGACGCTTTAAATGAGTTTTATAGGCAGTTTCCGCGCACAGAAGAGCATGCGTTTAGAGATGAAACTAAAAATAGTATATTTAATTTAGTAAAAATATACGAGCAAATAGATTACAACGAAGATTTGTCAAGCACTAATGTGGTAAATATTGGCAGCTTTTCGTGGGAAAATGGAATAAAAGATACTAAGGTTAAATTTACTCCAAACCCAAATGGTAGGTTTAAAATAACTTGGGTCCCTAATTATGAATTGCAAAATAAGCAATACACTAAAAATGGATTTAAATTCCCAGGTAATGAGCACATAGGTGCTTTTGGGTGTGATAGTTATGACATATCAGGAACAGTAGACGGCAAGGGATCTAAAGGAGCGTTGCACGGGCTAACTAAGTTTAGCATGGAAAACGCACCTCCAAATTCATTTTTTTTAGAATATATAGCGAGGCCGCAAACTTCCGAAATATTTTTTGAAGACGTTCTTATGGCTTGCGTTTTTTATGGAATGCCATTGCTCGCGGAAAATAATAAGCCCAGACTTTTGTATTATTTCAAAAGAAGAGGGTACAGAGGCTACTCAATGAATAGACCAGACAAAATATGGAATAAACTGTCGGTAGCTGAAAAAGAAATAGGTGGGATACCCAATTCCAGTGAAGACATCAAACAAGCTCACGCAGCTGCTATAGAAGCTTATATAGACAAGTATGTAGGCTTAAAAGCAGACGCTCAATATGGGGACATGTATTTTAACATAACTTTAAATGATTGGGCAAAATTTGATATAAATAAAAGAACAAAGTTTGATGCCGCTATAAGCTCGGGGCTAGCTATAATGGCTTGCAACAGGCATTTATATAGGCCGGTTGCTCCTGTCCAAAAACAAAAGTTAAATTTAAATATTGCTAAATACAAAAATAGCGGTACAATATCGAAAATAATAAAATAACATATGGCTGAGTCAGTTGTAAAAAGTTTTTTTCCTAGCCAAGTCGCTAGTGACGAAGAAAAAATGTCATCAGAGTATGGCCTTCGGGTGGGTAGAGCTATTCAGGACGAGTGGTTTAAATCAGACTCAGGCACTTCGAGATATAGAAGCAATCAAAATACATTCCATAATTTAAGGTTATATGCTAGAGGTGAACAACCAATACAAAAGTATAAAGATGAATTATCAATAAACGGGGATTTATCTTATTTAAATTTAGATTGGAAACCCGTTCCCATTATATCAAAGTTTGTTGATATATTAGTTAACGGTATAGCTGAAAGAGCTTTTGATATAAAGGCATATTCACAAGATCCTTACGGAGTGAGCAAACGAACAGCTTACATGGAATCTATCATACGTGATATGCAAACGAAAGAGCTAAATGAATTTGCGGAAGCTGAATTTGGTATTAATCTTTTTGAAAATGATCCAGAGCTTTTGCCTGACAGTCAGGAGGAGTTAGAGCTGCATATGCAACTGACATATAAGCAAGCTGTTGAGTTGGCAGAGGAGCAAGCTATACAAACTTTGTTAAACGGTAATAATTATGATTTAACAAAGAAAAGAGTTATATACGACCTATCTGTTATAGGTATTGGAGCTGTAAAAAATAGATTTAGCAAATCCGAGGGTGTCGTTGTTGATTATGTTGACCCTGCTAATTTAGTTTATTCGTACACTGAATCACCGTATTTTGATGATATATACTATTGCGGTGAAGTTAAAAGCATACCTTTAAATGAATTAAAAAAGCAATTTCCTGATTTAACGCAAGAAGATCTTGAGCAAATATCCAAGCAAGGCTTTCAAAATAACGGCTTTTACGATAGAACAATAAGAAATTACGATCAGTCTGATAGCAATACGGTACAAGTATTGTACTTTAATTTTAAAACTTACATGAACGAAGTTTACAAAGTTAAAGAAACAGCCACAGGTGCAAGTAAAATACTTGTTAGAGATGATCAATTTAATCCACCTATAGAGGAGCTTGAAAAGAATTTTGGTAAGTTATCTAGATCTTTAGAAGTTTTATATGAGGGTGTTTTAGTTTTAGGCACTAATTATTTGCTTAAATGGGATATGGCAAAAAATATGATGCGACCAAAAAGCGATCATACTAAGGTGCTTATGAACTACAGTATTGTAGCTCCAAGAATGTATAAAGGTAAAATAGAATCTATAGTCAGCCGCATAACAGGGTTTGCGGATATGATACAGCTGACGCATCTTAAATTACAGCAAGTAATGTCAAGAATGATACCTGACGGCGTTTATCTTGATGCAGATGGTTTGGCTGAAATAGATTTAGGCAATGGAACAAACTACAACCCGCAGGAGGCATTAAATATGTTTTTCCAAACAGGCTCGGTTATAGGTAGGTCTATGACTCAAGAGGGAGACATGAATCCCGGCAAAGTACCCGTGCAAGAAATAGCAAGTGGGTCTGGCGGTCAAAAATTGCAGTCTTTAATATCTACGTATAACTATTATTTACAAATGATACGTGACGTAACGGGACTTAATGAAGCTAGAGATGGTAGTGCCCCAGACTCAAGAGCTCTTGTTGGCATTCAAAAAATGGCAGCGGCAAATTCTAATACAGCAACAAGACACATATTAGATGCTGGTCTTTTTATAACCGCTCAAATTGCAGAATGTTTGTCATTAAGAATATCAGATATATTAGAGTATTCACCATCAAGAGACGCGTTTATACAAAAAATAGGCGGTCATAATGTTGCCACATTAAAAGAAATGTCTGATTTACATTTATACGATTTTGGTATATTTTTAGAATTAGCTCCAGATGACGAAGAGCGTTCTATGTTGGAGAATAACATACAAACCGCGCTATCCGCGGGACTTATAGATTTGTCAGACGCTATTGATATAAGAGAAATAAAAAATCTTAAACTAGCAAACCAAGTTTTAAAAATACGCAGGAAGCGTAAACAGGAGCAAGATCAATTAATCCAGCAACAAAATATTCAAGCACAAGCACAAGCAAATGCCCAGGCGCAAGAGGTAGCTGCCGCTGCTGAAGTACAAAAGAATCAAGCTTTAACTTCTCAAAAAGCTCAGCTATTACAAATGGAAAATAATTTTGAATTGCAGAAAATGCAAGCTGAAGTGGCAGCCAAAAAAGAATTAATGGCTCAGGAATTCCAATACAATATGCAATTAAAAGGGGTTGAGTCAACCGGGCAAAAAGAAAAAGAAGCTCAAAAAGAAGACAGAAAAGATGAAAGAACTAAGCTGCAAGCAACGCAGCAAAGTCAACTTATAGAACAAAGAAAAAACAATACACCTCCACAAAACTTTGAATCTAGCGGAAACGACATTATTGGCGGAGGATTTGACTTAGGTTCTTTCGAGCCTAGGTAATAATAATAGTAATAATTATATAATATTTTATCATGTTAGAAAACCAAGAAGAGGTTCTTGACTCCCAAGAGGAAGCTCAAGAGCAGCCTGCTGCTGAAAATAAAGCACCAGAGCAAAATGTAGATTCGCCTGTATCTCAGGATGATGAAGGCACAATAAAAGTAGATTTTACTAAACTTAATAAAAAAGAAGATGCCGTTCAAGAGCAAAGCGCAGATGACAGCGATGATGTTGTCGGAGAATCCGAAAACAGTAGCGACAGCGAAAAAGTGGTTGAAGAAGTACGGGAGCCCGAGCAAGAAGAATCAGCTGTTCTCGAAGAAGTAACCGAAGAAGAGATTGTTGAACAAGTAGAAGAGCTTAGCGAGCAAGTCGAACAAGCCGTAGTCGAGGCTGACGCCGGTATTGATTTGCCAGAAAATATTCAAAAAGTTGTTGACTTTATGAATGACACGGGTGGAAGTTTAGAAGACTATGTAAAGCTTAATACTGATTATTCTGCATTAAACGAAGCACAGCTTATTAAAGAATATTATGAAACAACTAAACCTCACTTAGACAAAGAAGACATAGAGCTTCTTATGGAGGACTTTTCATATGACGAAGAGTTAGATGAACCAAAAGAAATACGTAAAGCTAAAATTGCTTTTAAAGAAGAAGCTGCTAAAGCAAAGCAACATCTTGAAAAACTTAAAAACAATTATTACGAAGAAATTAAAGCTGGGTCAAAATTAAATCCAGAACAACAAAAAGCCGTTGACTTTTTTAGTAGGTACAATAAAGAACAAGAAACCGTTAAAAAAGAAAACGAACAACAGGCAAAAATATTTTTACAGCAAACTGATACTGTTTTTAGTGAGAATTTCAAAGGTTTTGATTATTCTGTTGGAGACAAAAAGTATAGGTTTAAAGTTAAAGATACTACGGAGGTTAAAGACACCCAAAGCGATATCAATAATTTCGTCAAGAAGTTCTTGAACGACAAAAATGAAATGATAGACGCTAAGGGATATCACAAATCTCTATTTACAGCAATGAATGCTGATGCTATTGCTAATCACTTTTACGAACAAGGTAAAGCTGATGCAATGAAAAGCAGTATTGAAAAATCTAAAAACGTAGATATGGATCCGAGAGGGACTCATGAAAAAGTTACTACGGCAAATGGTTGGCAAATACGCGCAGTTCCAAACAATAGTGTTAGTGGTTCAAAGTTGAAAATTAAAAAAAGATAATTAACCCATTAAAATTTAAACAATGGCATTTCAAACATCGCCAGAAACTCTGGCAAACTTAAGTCACTTAACTCCACGCCCTATTAAAGGCTTGTTCGGTGACAACTATCTTTCTGTAGGAGAGATGGATTTTACACAACAATTTCTACCTGAAGTATACGAAAAAGAAGTAGAGAGATACGGTAACCGTACCATCTCTGGATTTTTACGTATGGTTGGTGCAGAAATGCCTATGGCTTCTGATCAAGTAGTATGGTCTGAGCAAGGTAGATTACATATCGCTTATGATGACGTAGAAGTAGTAGACACAACTAATTTAACGTTCCCAGTCGGTCACTTGATTGGCCCTGGAATGACGATTGTTGTTTCAAAAGGATTCACAACTGAAAAGGCGTATGTAAAGACTGTAACAGGACAGAACGTAGAAGTAGACACTTACGGTGAATTATCAGGTATCACAATTACTGGTACTGGCGTAAAAGTATTTGTTTACGGTTCCGAGTATTCCAAAGGAACATCGCAAGCTGGTAATTCAGTTGATGCTTCTTTCACAACTTTCAACAACAAACCAATTATTCTTAGAGATAAGTATAATG